GGTGCCAATGAGGGCAGGGAAATGATTATGCAGATGCTTAACAGGAATGGCGTGGATATCGCCGCTCTAGCCCAATCGTTGAACTCCTCCTCTGACCAGATCTTAGCTGGTATCAACTCCGTATCGCAGGCTATCTGTGGCCTAGGCAACCAGATGGGACAGAACACCAACAGCATTATTACGGCGATCATGCAGGGTAACCACGCATTGACCTCTCAAATCTGTAACTGTTGTTGCGACATGAAACAACTCGTTACCGCGCAAGGATACGAGAACCGTTTAGCGAACTGCGAGAACATGAATACACTTACACGTACGATGGAAGGGAACACCCGATCCTTGACGGACGCTTATCGTGAGGGTTTCCAGTCTCTCTTAGCCAAGATGGATGCTTCCGAGGCACGCCGTCAGCAGGAAGCTCTCGCTGCGAGGGACGCGAGAATAGCGGTCTTGGAGGGAGAAATCTCGCAGCGTAACCAGAACGCTACGATCCTGAACGCTTTTGGTCAACAGATCGCCCCGTTATTGTCTGGATTGCAGGAGTTGCGTAGTGACGTTGAAGATGCCTCCAACGGTATCCGTCCCTTATCCCCAATTACAGGTGTATAACCCGGAGACTTATCGTGCGGCCGCCTTCGGCGCGTTCGCTGGAGACGCGGCGTATGCCCGCGGTGGTTACGGATGTGGTTGCAATAACTATTGGGGTTGATCCAAGTAAGAAAGGAGGTAATTATGTGGCCTAACTTTTTTACACAGCTCCCATTCCCGTTCCCCTCGCTTGGAAGGGCTAATTTCAACACCTTGCCAACGGTGGCTGTAACGGTTGGGGCGGATAACGTGACTTTGGAGCTGCCTAACCATGCGTTCCGAAACAGGGACTATGTGGGCGGGTTCTATGTCAATCTCCGTCAAGCCATACCGGAAGGGACAACGGCGACACTCCCGATCCTTATCGGTACTAACGGTGATACCCGTCCGCTACTGGCTTATGGCAACGAGCCTGTCACGGTGGCGAACCTTGCGGGCACCGGTATCTATGAGATCCATTATAACAAGTACACGAACGAGTTGTACTTGGTCAATGGAGGATATAGACCAACCGCGGCGACACCCGCTCCGACGGGTTCGGAAACGGCGAGAAGTAAGTAAAAAACAAACACGGGGCCGTCAAAAAGGCGGCTCCATAAAAATCAATCACTATGTTTCAGAATCTTCGAGTTAATAATCAGTTATATATCCTTCATAAGGAAGCCAAGCATTTTATCGAGATAGGCTCGGTGGTAAGCGTTTCGGCACCTAAACCGAAGTATCCTCTAACCCAGCCGTTCGCCGCCCAACCGATGGAGATGGTAGTGGACGTGGTGGTCTCTATCAACGGCCAGAACACGACATTCCAGAACCTTCCGGCTGGCGGGGATATAGCGGACTTCGGGCAGAGCGGTAATATCGTGGTATCGTGCTCCCGTGATGCCATGAATAACGAGATATCCATGATAAGGCAAAAGAGGCTGGATCGGGTAAACAGCAGGGATCACGATCTTGGCGTGATAGCGTCATGCGATGAGATGCTGACGATGATCAAT